GTGAAAGCATCTGCTCAATCACCTGAAGTTGCTGTGCATACTGATCTCTCAGTTGCTTCGCCTCTTGAATCGCCTGGTATTCGGCCTGAACAACCTTGCGTTCTTCAGCTACAGCCTGCGATTTTTTAGTATAGTCAGCGCCAAGTTGATAATTCTTAACAAGCTCGTCGAGGGTAACGTCCTTTTCTTCACCGGCAGCCTTCACACGGTAGGTACGTTCCTGTTCTTCTTGTTCGCTATCTTCTTGTTCTTCACCTTCAGATTCATCGTTAGATTCTTCCTCTGGTTCTTCGCCTTCGTCCTCATCGGATTGAGCCTGTGCTTCTGGTTGTCCTTCGTCGGAGCCTTCGTCACTACCCATTAAACCCATGAAAGCGTTAGCCGCCTCGTTTACTGTCAACTCTCCGCTACCGGATTCCGGTGTCGCGCTAGTCGTTTCGCTCATGTTGTTATTTCCTTAATTTTACATGGAACTGCCATGTCAGACTACAAAATCTTCCAACGCTTTTTGTCAATGGCTTTCTGAGCTTTCAAGCCTTCTAAGTGGTCAGTAATACTCTCTAGCGTCCTCAATCTAATGTAAGCCTGCTCTCTGGCCTCTACATCGTGATAGTCGCTATTAGTAAACTTAGCCAATTCTGTTGATCTTAGTTCTGACATAACTTCTTGCCAGTTAGGATCAAGCATTAGATTATTAGCCCAGTCTGCTTTATTCATCGTGCAATGTTCCCAATATCTTTAATTGCTTTAAGAACAATATCTGCTTGTCTATTTCTACTTGCTTCGTCAGCAATGTCCATCGCCAATACAGCCTGCAATTGCTTAACAGCTAACTCAGCCTCTTTCAGCTTCAATTCTTGCTGGTCTTTCTGGTTCTTCATAGCCATCTCTACACCCTTCTGAGCATAGCTGGCCTCAAGGTTTTGACGGTCTAGCTGCAACTTAGCCGCATCAATCTGCGACATAGCCTGCGTTTTCTCACGGGCTACCTGTGCTTTTTCCTGCTCAACCTGCGCCATCATCTTAGCGAACTCAGCTTGCGAGTCAGGTGGTGGTGGTTTAGGTGCAGCCAGTTGCGCCTCAATCTCAGGCGTGATCTGGTTCATGAACTGGTCAGCATCCTTAAAGCCAGCAGCCTCAATGAACTTAGCCAACGTATTGCGGTACTGACCAACCGTCACCAATGGATTACCTGGGCCATACTGCTGCAATATCTGCTCTTGCTTTTGTAGCACCATCTGCAACATAGCCAATTGCTGCTCACGATTACCGGAGCCAAGGCCGACGTTAATAGATACGTCAAACTGATTAGCCCAACTACGCGGATCAAACGGTACATACTTGCCAGCCATACGCAGCATACGTGGCTTGTCCTGATACTTGCCAACCAGCCCAAGAATCCCTTGGAACAGCGACTTAACGCCTGTCTCAGCAAAGATACGGGCAATCAACTCCAACTTGCCAGTGCTGGCCTGTGTCATTGCAGCTACAGCAGCAGCCGTTACATTGCTCAGAATGTCAGGATTCAAGCCCTGTTGAGCGTCAGATACGCCTGTGCGCTTGGCCTGTACGCTGTCCATGTATTCCAGAATTGGAAAGGCTTGAGCCGTAACGCTAGGAACTTGAATCGGCACGATAGCATTAGGATTCTTCATGCGAATCACACCGCCAGGCGTAGCGTTTAGCAGATCGTCAATGTTTACCTGACCATCAACCGCACCCATTCGAGCATTGTTTGTTAAGTAAATGTTATCAAGCATCTGACGTGTTACCGTAGACTTGATTAACTGAATGTCCATAGTGCGATCAGCAAGTGACTGACCAAAGAACTTGTGAGGAATAGGAATAGGACAGATAGCATGAAATGGTGTTACGTCTGTTTCTTCGTCGCTAAGAATCTCACTACCGCAATAGACGATACGGCGTAGCTCTGCAATGCCATCATCATTAACGTCAAGATATATATAGCACTCGTATACCTCAAGACGCTGCATTGACGGGTCAAGGCTCTCATCATCCGGTTGCTCGCCATTATCGAATCGAGCAATGCGTTCAGGAGAGAATGTAAGATCATCGTAAGTAGGCAGGTTATCAATGATGTCTTTATCGTAACCCATCTCAATCAACTCAGACCGTGGGACTAAACGACGATGTGCTGTAAATGGGCTATCAGCAATAGACTTAGCGTTCTTGCTAATTAAGAATTCCTCTGGTGGAATATTCTCGATAACCACCTGGCCTGTATTCTTAACCTTCTTGATTGTGACATTGTGCAGCATGACAGGCATACCGGACATATCAACGACTTCAGACTTTTGCTTGACGATCTCTAGCGACTCGTCTGATAGCAATAAAGCAAGCTCATCATCTGTAAGGTTTTTGTACGACTCTTTAGTGATGTCCTCACTAGCGTCCCAATAAGCCTTAACCACGCCTACCTTTTGCAGCAACGCGTCTTTAAACCAATTATGGAGAATCAGGAAGCCAGGATTATCTCGATAGAATACCCAATTACAATACTGAGTTGCCTGTTTAGCAGCTTCCTCGTCACCAGCAGATTGTGGCTCAAATAAGACAATATCTTCTGTCGTGGTGAATACACGGATTAGCTGCGGTAAAGCGCCATCAACAGCCTCAGCCACCTCACCTGTAACGATTTGGCTGCGACCTTCTTGCTCATTACCATACGGATCACGCAGGTAATACTCTAGTGCTTTCTGACGTTGGTCTGTAGTCTCAGAGTCAATAAAGCCAATGCTGTTATCAATCTCTGCCTCAACAATCGCTTTAATTTCTTCAGACTGCATAAGTTACCCCTAGAATTTTTCCAATTATACAACCCATTGCACGTTATTTGGCAACTTTGATGACCACGAATCAGTACCTTCGTCAAGCGAAATCGCTAGGTATCTGAAGCTATCTGCGTAGTGTGATGCCCAATCATGCAAAGGTTTCTCATAGAATACGTTACGTTTTTCGTCATGCTCGCGTCGATAGTTACGCAAAGCATCTAGGCCAGGCTTAGTCTTTGGATCAAACCAGCACCGCGGGAGCAAGCGCCTGACAGCCTGGATACCGTCAGCTACCGACAATCTAGGCGCAACAGTGATATTCAGTCCTGCCTCCATAAGTACTTCTTTGCGAGACCTTCCCGTTCCAAGTTCCCTAACTTCAACGTCATGCGGTAAGAACTGCTCCCACCTCGCATAGTCATTGTCTTGCAGCCAGCGTACATACCAGTCCAAACCTTGTCCGTGGTTCTCAACGCAGTCAATAAGCCGCACTTCCTTGCCAACCAGTTGAGCCACCCACAGACAAGTAGAATCGCCCATACCCAAGTCCCAAGCAACAAAAGACCGGCAAAGATCATCGCGCTCAATACGGGTGATATGGCCTTTTTCCTCGATAGTATTGATGATCTGACCATAGTAGCTACCCTCAACAGCCGCGTTAAATGAACACTCAAACTCTTGGTTGTACTTGTCCTCACCCATTTCTTTACGGGCTGAATCAAGCTCAGACTCCACTAGAATCTTGGTCTCGCTGGCCTTAAACTCAAGTAGCTTCCAATCATCCGCATCGTCAGCTCTATCTCTTAGGTCAGCAAAGTGATTTCGCCCCTTAGGAGTACCCACGAACATACACCAGCCAAGACGATCAGCAAGAGCTGGCCTAATAATCTCATTCCATATCTTCGGGTCTTGGTCTCCGATCTCATCAAGAATAACTCCATCGAAGTACTGACCACGCAAGCTATCAGGATTGTCGCTACCATAAAGACTAATGCGGCGTCCCCAGAAGTCAGCCCTGAGTTCAGAAATGTTGTGAGTTGCATTTAGTGGCCTCGTAAACTTAGTTAGGTAATCCCAAGCTACTCGTTTGGCTTGCCCATATGTAGGTGCAATGTAAGCGAACCTCGGCTCATCCTTATCGCACTCCACAGCAGACTTAATCAAGTGGTTAATGGCCGCTACAGTCTTACCCATGCGTCTGTGCGCAACGACTACAGCGAATCTAGTGCCGTCCATTGCCTCGTGCATCTGTAACTGAGGCTCTCTAGGCTGATACGGAATGACTATTTCTGCCATGTGACCACGTGTTGTTGCGCTCCACCATCTGCGCCTGTTACCTCTGTCCTAGCTAACTTAGGTATATGGTACTCACTGAGCTTGTTCATCAAGTCTAGTGCCTTATACGGGTCTTCTTGCGCTACTTCATTGAGCCATCTGTCCATGTTCGGAGCATTGCGCTCTAGTAGATTAGCAATGGCTTCCCTAACTATCTGCGTACTCTTGTTAGGTACTCCCTTAGTCCTACCCTTACCCATGTTAGTAAGATTAGCTATTCGTGCATCTTCCTGCACTTTGGTGATTTCTGTTTCCATTTTTGCATTACCTTTCAGGTGTCATGCGGTTATTTAGTTAGTATTTCCTAAAAGCATATTCAATAATTCATCATCGTTAATTTTTGATTTAACTGGCTTT